CTAAAATAATATCAATTCTCACCGCTTTCAAAAGTAGAAGCAGTTTCAACTCTTACCATGTAGTTTTCAACCAATATTTCTGCAGTCTTTGTTGCTTTCCAGCCAGTCGTTGCCCTCTGGTTTAGCGGGTCTGCTGTACCAGCAGAACCGAGCTGTTTAACTATATTCTCAAGCCCGCCTCCGGTAATTTCAGTTACTCCATACGCATCTTCGCCAAGTATAAGCGTTGAATAAACATCCCTGCCTTTTGCTCCTGCTTCGCCAGGATAAATAATATCACTAGCTGCCGGATCATGGGTAGGTGTCTCACTGATTGTTATAGTTGCAGTACCTGCTGCTCCTGCTGCTGATGAAGCCACAGTATACAGGTAACCATCAACTATTATTAGCCTGCCAGCAAGAGCTGCTGCATCACCAGCAGATAATGCCTCATTAATGGTTATAACTTTACTTGCATACGATTTTACTGTCAAATTTCTTTTAGTTGAGGTTAAATCTTTTGCGTGAAATATCTTTGCTTCTGTGGTTTCTACGAACCTTACACCGTGGATTTTTCCAATTTCACCCTCGAAAATTTGAGTTGAGCCTGCATATTCAGAAGCACTTACCCAATCATCATCTCCCATAAGATCATAGGCAACGTCTGGATGAATAATTCCCACGTAATAGCCATTTATTTTCTTTGCTTTGTTGTTTTTGAGTGTCCTTACTGCTCTCCGTACACACTCTACTGAAAAATAATAATTCCCGCTAGTTTCACCACCAACTAGCTTGTATCTTGCACTGACTTGCCCTTCTGCATACTGAACATTTGTCCCGCTGTTTAATACTTCCCTGGTAATTGTGTCGAGGGTTTCCCCAGCCTGATTGCCGAGAAGTTTTGTTGCATGAAGCAAGTTATTGTCAATTGCAGTAAGCAGTAAAATATCAGACAACTCAATGTAATCACCATACTGCGAAACAGTAGCTGTGATAGTCGATACTGTCAGACTATTTCCTGAAGGCGTAACACCTTCTTGCAATGGAGTAAGTGCTTTTGGCAATGGAGCATATTTGCGGAATTCTATTGTCTTACCTCTGCCTTTTGGGATAGGATGTTTTTGCCCAAACTGGTCATGGACTAGGTTAGGTACAGCATTGTCAATCAAGTAATCGGAATAAAATACTTTCATTTCATCCGATAAACTGGTTTGTGTGGTAACCTGTGTATTGTCGAATAATTTAAGATTTACTAAAATAAATTTTATTAATTCAAGATTTTTTGTTATCATATAATCTACTTTTTTACCTCCTTCTTTAAAATCTTATTACCTCCCCTCTTGCAACTCTACGAGCTATTTCTTCTCTATCTTCTCTTGTCAAGTTTCGAGGGTCGGATTTTATAATTATTCCAGGTGCAGGATTTGTTGCATTTTCTTTCGGTCTATTGCCTTTTGCTTTGATGTTTTCAACTACATTGTTTTGAGCCTGTTTTGCAGTACCGGCTATGATTTCATCCATATGACACACCTGGTACGCAGCCTCTACAGATACACCGGCTCTCAATAAAGAGACAAAGTTTTCGTTCTGTAATTCTGTTCTCAAGTCAAAGTTCGGATATTTTGCCTTCATTGTTTCAGCTTCTTGCTGCCATTTAAGTACCTGAGCATTTATTTTTTGTTCTGCTTCTAATGTCTCTTGTCTCTTTTTAAGCATCTTATTTTCTTGTCTGAGTTTCATAATCTGTTCGTACTGCTCTACGGTCATTCCTTCTGCATCTGCAAGTTCCTGTAAGCTATCCTGTCTCAATCTGTTTGCTATTACATTCACGTCATCAGTTCCGTATTTCTCGGCTAAAACATCAATAATTGGATTCATGGCAGCAATTTGATTTTCCAATGTTTTCATATCCCTGAACCGCTTGTTGATAATGTTTTGTATTTCCTGGTCAAAAAATTGTTTAAATTCTCCTCTTCTGAACATCTCATACTCTGCCTTAAGCTGTTCAGGTGTTTTTTGAGGTTGTGCATTGGCGTCCTGCACATTGTTGTCATGCTGCTGAGCAGGATTTCTATCTTGGTCCTGCTTTCCATACAAGACAACAGGTTTCTTATCATCGCCCTTTTTCTTTGTGCCAAGCGCCGTACCTTGGCCAGGTAATTGTATTCCGGCTTGAGCTTCACCTGTACTACCAGAACTATCGCCAGCTCCAGCATCTCCGCCGCCGGCATCATCAAACAATCTTAAATTTACAGGTAAAAGCTTTATCAATTTATCAAATAACATAATTTCACCCCTTCGCACTTTAATGGTTAGCGACACCATCTAATATTCCTAATATTCGACCTTTTTGGATGTCGTCTCCTTCAATTTCATAATAACACAGATTTTTCATCTACTTTCCTCGGTCATTGTAGCATCACTAAGGATGTCAACTTTAACATGGTCCGGATAAGTAAGCTGTAATTGCTTCAAACCTATACAAATTGTAGAAAAAACAGTATTTGCAATTGCATGGACATCTTTTGTTGCAGCATCTATACCTATGAACATTTTGCCATTGTTAATTTCATTTTTGACTTTCAAACCTTTTACATTCTCAAGAGTGCCTAAAAGCGCATAAGATAAGGCTGAGACTCCAGCACACACAATATCATTCCCTTTGTTAAATTCAGCATGACCTTCGCTGTGAAATTCGTAAAAATTGTTTCCAAAACAAACAAAAGTAATATTAATCATTTTACATTCCACCTGCCATCTGTTTAATTTGTTCAGGATTTACTCCAAGATTTCTGCCTGTCAATGACTGAATAATAGCTGCCATTTTGTCCATCGTTTGTTTCATCTGCATCATCTGATTGTGCAAGCTGCCATTTTCTGCTATTCTCTTTATGATTTGTTCTTTTCCTTCGAAATGCATCATTTCAAGCGCAATAAGAGCTTGTGGTGCTAACTGCGGATTGAAAAAGCCTGCAGAGTAAAGTTCCTTTGCAAGCTCATTTTGTATTGCTTGAGAGTAAGGATTCGCTTTTTGAGCCTTGATTTTCACATCAAAAACAGGCTTTCGATATTTTGGCTCTTCTCCAGGATATGAAGGCATCAACTGTTGCTCTTTCAGCTTAGCATTGCTATATGCGATGAAACGCAATGCTCCATCATGACCTTCAATGCGGAATTTTCTTTCAACATCGTAGAATTGCCTGATAAGTTCAATACATTTTTCGATGATTTTCCTATAGGTTCTATATGATGCTTTAATCATGTCTCTTGATAACTTATTCCCTGCTTCCTGCAGCGCAATAATTGCACTTGCTGCAGTAACACCACCTGTAACACCGCCTTGAGAGAAATCCCTGTTGCCTGAAATCTCTTTCATTTCCTCAATTTTTTCTTTCCGGTGCTGAATAATATATGGATGTAAAGGATTGACTTGGAACTCTCTGATACTATCCTGGTTAACCGAGCCTTCCACGTGGATAAGGTCTTTGCTCCAATCGGCAAATTCCTTTTCATTTATGCCGCCATTGTCTCTTATGAAAAATCTCTTTTTCCCTGCCATCAAAGCATTTTTTGATATGATTTGGTCCAGCTTGTCGATATACATCTGCGGATTTCTGACTATATCTACATACCCAAAACCATAGCAAGTACCCTCTTCAGGGAATAGCACATCAATATCAAACGGATACATGCCATGGTCATATAATCCAGTTTGAGACAGCTGCTCGTCATCTTCTGTGCTTTCCAGTACAATCTCATCAACAAATTTTGTGAGATGAAGTATCGACTTTCCATCAATGTTTTTGCGGTAGTACCAATCTACAACTAGACATTTGTTCGCTGTATCAATAGTGTCATCATAGATGTACTGCTTCACGTCAATGACCTTGTTTCCTTGTAGGCTCCCTTTCAGAAATGGATACTGCTGCTCAAGTAAATCTGTGTCAATAAGGGTAACGACAAAAATATTTCTGCTGTCTTGGAGGTTTCGGATTCCTGGTTCCCAGTAGATATTTAGCGCATCCACGTAGCGGATATCTATATCTCCCAAGCCATTTTCAAGCTCAGGGTTCCAAAACGTTCCGTAAACAACAAAGCCATGTTTCAGTTTGTACCACCAGGCATCACTATATATTTCTTCAAAATTGTTTTTCTCCATAATGACAGGTATAATGTCAGTAAGACTCTCTGACTCTGGAATGTCGCTTTCTTCTCTTGGCAATATGACCGGGTCCGGGAAATTGTCCATCGCATCTGCATGCTTGTTCGCAATAGTGTTGAAGAGATAAGCTGTGACTGGTTCCGGGTCATTCTCAGAAGCATTTTTCTTGCGAATGAATTCCCAGTGCTGCATCTTCCACCATTGCTCATTTTCGACTATCTTTTGCTCAAGATTTTGTTTACCGTCTTTGTACTTCTTCAGCGTTTCAATTGCTTTTCGAACGTCATCTTTTGAAATGACGCTTTGCTTTCGCCTGAAAATATCAAGTATAGCCATGATATGACCTCCTATATAATATAAAATCTATAATCTCATGAAACCATACATGTCTCTTGGCTCCTCAGTTGCCAACGGATTGTATGGCTGAACTTTTGACAATACATTTCTTCGCGGCGGTATTGGATTCCGCTGCAGGAAATACCGGCTTTCGTCATATATGTGGTCCTCTCCGTCAGTGTCTACGTCCTCAACATCGTGTTCATCATAGACTAGGTTTGGAATGGTGCGAATAAAATCCTTGCAAGTGTTAAAAACATACATCATCGGTCTGCCTTCTTGGTCAAATGCCAACCTGTAATGAAACTGCATCTTTCCGCTAATCCGGTCGTTGTCCGCAGGCTCAAAATATACTCTATATCTTTCCATAGTCGT